CTAAAATTGGATTAAGGCCGGCTTTTTTCATGTCTGCCATTCCTCTTTGATAAGAGGTATTTGACATATCTTGCTGAAAAGCCATTTGTTTAGCAGCTGCACTTTTTGCTGCTTTGTTTTGCATCATGCCGCCAAGCAATGATGCTCCACCCATTATAGCTGCGCTAAATGGTTCCATTAGAAATGATCTATCAGACCAGGTACACCGTATGTCGGCATTGGTCTTGCACATTTAAGTTTAAAATACATATCCAAAATTAAATTTGGATAGTTTTGTACTGCTGTTACTCTATCTACTGGCGGATTTTCTTCTATAAAACTTGCATTTAAAGCTGGCAAGCTTCCAAAATCCTGAGCCAAATGCCATGTATCCAAACTTTGTGCAAAGTTTGAACGCATTTGACCAGTAACGTTACTTGGTTTATATCTATATTCTGCATATCTTTCTTGATATCCAAATACATCATCATCTGCTGTTGTTCCTTGTGCATAAATTTCTTTATTTAGCACAGCTTGTTCACCAAGATGGGCTAGGGCAGGCCAATAGAAGTCCCATCTTGTTTGACGACTAAAATGTCTGGCTAATCCTTGCTGATATGTTAAATCAGCAAATACGCAAGCTAAACCTATAACTACACTATGTTCCGTAAATGATTTATTAAATCTATGGCCGGTAAAACCGGTAGTACCATAACCACTTAAATTACCTTGTGGTGTTGTTGTATCAGTACTACTTGTTTGTGCTACAGGATTAATATTAATCCTGTCTTTTCCGCCACCGAGATACTCGGGGCGTTGTAATCTAGCATCTGGGCTAGTTACTCCGAAGTGTGATTGTATAACTTCGGTATATCTTGTTCCACCCCTAGCGTCTTTCTCATACAATCTTTGTATTTGAAATGCTTCTCTTAATTGATTTATAGTAGCTGCTGTAGCTGTACTTAAATCAGCATATAAATTATTAGCTGATCCAGCAGGAATTGTATCATCAGCAGATCCCCAGGTTGAACCATAATAAAACTTATATTCACCTGTACCTACTCTATAATTAACTACATATTGATTATCTGGATCAGTACTTCCAGCAAAATTGTCATATTTAACTTCTGCTATTGAACCTAAAGGTAAAGATACTGCTTCACCTTTTTGTGGCCATGGTAATGCACTTGTAAAATAATCATGTCTTTTACCACGTTTAAGCAGAGTATAATTAGTTGCTGTATCTGGGCCATCTCCTTTATCTACAGTTACACTGTTTTGTAAATTTTGGTCTCTAAACCATTCATTATAAATTAAATTATATGCTCTACCGCATAAATTATTAAATGATAAACTAAGATCAGTTGGTACACCAAAATAATCATATAATGTACTGTTTGTTACTGTTGTTGTTGTTTGTGGTACCAAATAATCAGTACTATCGCCTGGATTATCTTGTTCTCCACAAAACTTTTCCCAATTGTTCCATATAAGTCTATATGGAACTGCAAAGAAAAATGTTTCTATGTATAAATTATCCATAAATGGATTAATTGGTGTTGCTAATCGTCCAAATCCGTTAGCGTCCATGGTAAACGTATCGCCGGGAAGTGCTTCATCATAAAATATTGGCACTAAATATCCGGCATCAAAAGTTGTTTTTAACCCATGATCTCGGTTAAATACTGATCTTTGTATGTCAACTTTTGGTACTCTACTAAAATCCTTAGTTAAAGTACTTGGTAATGTTCCCATGGGCCCAAACATGTTTTTATTCCTTTGCTTCTTGTAATGTTAATAGCTCAATAATAACTTCTGGAGGGTTGTCTGCGGTAGGGATTCCACCGATTTCGTCCCAACTTCCTATTCGCATTAACGTGAAATCTTCTGGAAATTTGCTGAATGGTGCATTTGGATTGTTTAATAAATCCATGCATTGTCGTGTTGCTGTGCCATCTGTAAGTTCCACGAATGGTTGCATATAAGTTCCAGATTTTTTGTCGTAAATTGAATATAAGTTCTTGTCCATAATTTGTCCTCG